TGCTACTTCCTTCAGCTCCTCCACTGTCTTCCCCTGCGGATTCGCTAGAGGGCTCTCCTGCGTTGTTGTTTCCTTGGTTTCCTTCGTCATTGTTACTGTCTCCCGTTTGGTTATTGTTTTCTAAGGCTTCTACCTTAGCTGATAATTCTTGAATTGCTGCTGTTAAAATTGGAACTAACTTTTTATAATCAGCCTGCTGTTTATCAGGAATTTCTTTCTCTTCAAATACTTGATCTTCTAAGATTTTTCCATCACTATCAAGCACAAAATCTTTAACAAGAACCTTACCCATTTTCACAGCATCTTTCTCCCCAGACACAGCATCTGGACATATTTCTGCTAATTCGTGTGCAAAGAATCCAAAAGATTTCTTTGTAGCTTTAGAGTCTTTCCAAAAGAATTGATAGGGCTTTAGAGCACTAACTTTATCCAATGCACTTGGAATTATTTCTTCCTGATTTTTAAACCTATAATCTGATGTTGTAAGGTACTGAATAGTGTTAATATCTGTTACGCCCTTGATTGAGCCAACATCTGTATCGCCAGCGTGTCCAAAATGAATATATGTTGCAGATGTAGGATTTGTATGTGGATTACTATCACTAAAATAACACTCTAAAATCTTATCTCCAGCAACGGCAGTGGTGTGTCTGTTATCTATAAGCACTACAGCTTCACCTTCACCTTCTGCTTTAATATGCAATGGTGATGTAGGTGCAGTAGCTTCAGTCCCAATACCGACATTGCCATCATCCTTAATAGTCATCCTTGTTGCCAAACTACCCGATAGCGGTTTAGTTTTAAAATACATATCACCACCACAGTCATCACCAGCATTGCTATCATCGGTTTCTATTGCAACAGAAATATCTGCAATAATTTTTCCATCCGCATCATTATTTGCAACATCAGCGTTGTCATTATTAATAAATTGGACTATTCCAACAGTTGCAGCATCTGAGGTTTCATTCCCTCCAAGTGATAATACAGCAGGTTGGGCAGAATCATATACATCTAAATATGTTGCACTTGAACTTCCAGATGCAAGCCATGTACCTGGTGAAGAAGTCCCAATACCGACATTGCCAGTAGAATCTATCCTCATTCTCTCATCAAAAGCCCCAGCAGCCTCTGTGCTAAAGACTATATCTCCGTCTTCATTACCACTAGTTCTATCTATAACAATGCAATGTATTCTAGCTAAAACATGTGGGTTAGCAGACGCACTATTAAATGCAAAATCAATACTTGCTGTTTCATTGTTACTTCCTGTAGAATTATGAATCTGCAAAGTAGGGTCACTTGTACCTTTAATTGACAGTAATTCAGGTGGCGAAGGAGTCCCAATACCGACATTTCCATCTGAAAGTATTGTCATTCTTGTTGTTGGAGAACCTGCATCATCGAGGTCGCTTGTACCAAATTTAATTCTACCTGGTACGGAGTCTGCATCCTCACTACCATCCTGCTCAAATAGTATATTACAAGCTTCCTTAAATGTACTATCATCACTAAGAACACCTGCTGCTGCTATCACCCCTAATCTTTCACCAGTAATAGTATCTCCTAGTGTATTAACAGCATCAGCAGCTGATTTATTAAATTCTAAGCGACCCGAATAAGCATCAGTTGTACTCCAGGCACTAAGTTCAATTATAGGTTGACCAACTTTTGCTACTTCTAACATATTCCCTGGTGCAGCAGTCCCAATACCGACATTGCCAGTACCCTGCTCTATACATAGTCTTTCATCACCATCGTCATAAATAGCAAAGGCGTTATTACCACTGGCATGTCCATCAGCATCATTTAGTATCCTCCATCTATCAGAACCGTTTTCTTGAAGTCTTATTATTGAATCCCGATTGACAGCCCCAGTACTAATAGTTAATGTACAATCAGCATCACCCGATTCCACTTCTAGAAGTGAGGATGGGTCTGTAACCCCAATACCGACTCTGCCATTTTTCTCAATTGTCATTGCAGTAGATGTTATCTCGCCTATTGTTGTGTTAAATCTTAACATTGTTCCACGGTCATCTGCGCCCCAACTTCCATCTGCATCACATTGAATAGATGCAGCGTTATATGCCTCAGCTAAAGTCTGGTTATTATCCTTACCACCAAAGTTTAAGACTCCAAGAGTATTAGTATTTCCAATAGTTCCACTTGCCACCGAATAAGTTAAAGCAGCAGCAGTCGCTTGAGCTGCCGAATTAACATGTAGTTCTATTTGTGGTGCAGTAGTCCCAATACCGACTCTATCTATTCCTAAATTTAAACAAGACGCAGTAGATGAACCATCTCCGTCATCAGTGGTTACTATAGACGTGGTAGCACCAGTATTGCCTTCTAAGCCATCATCTGTTGAGGTATAAAGCAACTTACTATATGTTGCTGCTATTGTTCTTCCTTTTATATCTGCCATTTCAGTTTCTCCTTATTAAGGCGTTCTTGCTATTATATATTCTATTGTTGTATTACTAGAAGCAGTTTGCACTTTTATATCAGTAGCATTTATGCTGTTAACTCTCATTGACACAGCTGCTCCACCTGGTATCAATATATCATATTCATTTCCTTCAAGTGCCAATTGACACTCTACACTTCCTAAATTCTTTATATATAAAAAATCAACAGTTCCACCATCAGTTCTAAGATTGGTAGGATGAGTAGTTCCTGGAGTATCGCCAACATAAAATACTCCATCCCAAACAGCAGAAGTAAGATTCCACACATTATCTACTGCTTCCCATAGCTGATCAACTGGACTTAAAAATGAAACCCACTCATCTGAACCTTGATCTGATTTTATATCAACACTTCCCTTTCCACCGAATCTTTTTGCAACTGTGGTATCAAGCTTATAATCAATATATGAAGCTGTTCCAGCAGTTGAACCTTCTTCACGTGTAACTTGTGTACTTGTAGTTGAAAAGCTAACTTGTGGCACTACGTGCGATCCCCATATTATTCTTCTATCATTTGGTGTTGCCATAATTTAAGTCCCTGTCATATAGTCTACCGTTGCAACTCCCGATATATGTATTTTAGGTGCTGCACCAGATGCTATTTTAGAAGCAAAACATTCTCCTTCAAGTAATTTAATAATCTCAGTAGAGCCATCTAGAGATATTGTGACTGTTCCAGAAGAAATAGATGTTGCAGTTACAGCTATAAAATCAAATCCAGTATCTCCACCCATAGTACCAGAACTGGGAGTAGATGTTATTGTATCAGTTGTAGTTGTATCACTCCCAAGTTCATATAAATTAGAACCTGTAAGCTTTCTTCCACAATCTCCATCTAAATAATATCTATCACTACTTCCAACTTGTTCCTGTGGTGTACAGTGATTTTTATATAATATTCTTTTTGCCATATTATGCCTCCGCTTGTTGTTGTTGTGGTGGAGCTGCTATCATGAATGCTTGGTCATATTCAGCTTTAAGTTGATTATACAGTAATTGATAATGTTGCATCTTTACAGATTGTTCCTGTGTCTCTGCAGCTATTTCAACTTGATACTCTGCAGTTTCAGCCTGATACTTAGTAAGTAAAGCCTGATTATTGGCTATTGTACCTTGCATATCTTGAATATCTGATTGTAACTGAGAAGTATATTTTTGTACATCTTCATTTACTTCAGTTGCATAATGCTGTGCCATTGATTGAAAGCGTTGCACTTGAGCATTATTATTTTCAATTGCATCTCTTGCTTCCTGTATACCATTCTGCATTGCTATTTGATTAGTAGCCTGTGCATCTGCTAAAGCCTTCTGCACTTCATATCCAAAAGCTGTATTCTCTTTATTAAATTCATTTAGTTCATTTTGTATATCAACTTGAATAACTTGCATCTCTGCAGCTACTTCTGCCTGATATTCTACAGTTTCAGCCTGAAACTTACCAAGTAAATCTTGATTATTAGCTACTGTACCTTGCATAGTCTGAACACCTGACTGTACTTCTGTTTGATATTTTTGGAGCTCTCCATTAAATAAAGCCAACTCTTGAGTATAATCTTGTATTCTTGCTTGAAATTCTAAATCACCTTCCTTCTGTGCCTCTGCTGCATCAGCCTGAAACTTTGCTATTGTTGCTTGTATATTAGCTTGATATCTAGCATTCTCTTTATTAAAGTCATTTAGCTCATTCTGTATTTCTATTTGATAATGTTGCAGAACTGTCTTTTGATAACCGCTCCATTCTTGAAGTTGTTTATTCCAATTAGCTTGATATTCCTGGACTTCTGTATTAACTTCTGCCTGATACTCTGTAATTTCAGTTTGAAATTTCTGGATTAATGATGCATTATTAGCAACATCATCCTGCATACTTTGTATAGCATCCTGAAGTCTTCTTGCATTGTCAGATTGAGCATCTGTCTGTGCTCGTGCAAGGTCTTTCTGCATATTCTGTAATGCAACCTGGTTTGCATCTTTAGCTTCTTGAACCGCTTCCTGGAATTTAAGCTGAAAGTCAGCATTCTCCATATTAAACTCATTTAACTCATTTTGAATATTTAATTGATATTCTTGAAGGCTATCGGATTCCGTCTTTGCCCATGCTTGATATGCAGTATTTAATTCTAATGTATATTGTTGAAGTTTTTGAGTATACTCTTGAACCTGTGCTCCAACCTCTGCTTGATATTCCTGAACTTCGGCACTATATTTTTGTAGTAATCTAGCATCTTCCTGATTATCAAAATCAGCTTCTTTAAATTTCCTTTGAATATCTGCCTGAAACTCAACATTAGCATCATTGAATATATTTAACTGATTCTGCATAGCCTGACCATATGCTTGTATATATGTAGAAATCTTACCTATTTGTGCTTGTGCAAGTTCGGTATCTTCCTCATCTTCAATCATTTCTCCTAATGCTGTAAACCACTTTTCAAAGTCATAAAAATCTGCATCTGTTCCTAATGCATCTCCAGTCAATGCCTCCATTTCTGTCAACTCAGTAGAAGCAGCTGTGACAGTAGGAGCTGCATAAGCTGGAACCGAAGCCGAAAACGCTGCAATTGAAGTGTCACTTAATGTTGGGACATCTGGCGGTACTGCAGTAATGCTGAATGTACCTGGATCAGTTTCACTTAGCCCACTTGTATAGCCACTTAATGCTACTCTATCTGTTTGCAAACTAGTTTTGGTATAAGTAGGTATATCAGCTGTAGGAAAAGTTATTCCTGTTACAGTTACACCACCTACACTGCCAATATCTGTTTCAGTAGCAGGAGAGTAGCTAATAGTGCTAATTGTAGGTACATCTGGAGGTACTGCTGTAATAGATAAATCTCCAATTGATGTAAATTCTTCGCTAAATCTATGAAGCTTGGTAGTATTATCACTACCACCACTTATAGCAGTTGAATCTGCTATATCATCTAGATATGGCTTAGTATATGTAGGAACATCTCCACTAATATCAGCCTTTGCAACAGTTGATATACCAGGAGAGCTAATACTTGGATCACTTGGTGTTGTAGGAACTGTAGGAGCAGAAAAACTAACTGTAGCTAAAGTAGGTATATCTGGAGGAACAGATACCACAGCAGTAGATGGTTTTGTATATGTTGGAGCAGTAAGAGAAGATAACACTGTAGATGGAGTTGCAGCTAAAGTACTATCATAATTAACAGTAGTAAGAGATATTGCTGTAGGCTCAGTAGCAGTAATACTTAAAGCATTTGATTCACTAAAGCTAACTGTAGATAAAGTAGGTACATCAGGGGGGACAGAAGTAAGCAAGATTACATTGTTGCCCATTGTAGCCTGTAAGAGTCTTATACCTGCATACATAACTACTAAATAAACCTTATCATCTGCAAAATAACCTATATCACTATGAGAATGAATTAAAGCTGCACCTGATTTATCTACAGGTACATTGTTAACATAATAAGCCTTAAAAGCATCTGTAGTTGTACCTGGAGTAGGAAACACACTAATTTGCCCATTATCTCCAATCATAAATGCAGGATTATATTTAGATGCATAGCTTAAACTTTCTGTATCTGTTACATCATATTGTTCTGCAGGGAATATTTGTCTGCAATTACGCCATTGATTGTTAGTACCATTCTCACGTATAACAGAAATAATTTGTGCTCCATTAATATCTAATGAAGCATTTGACGTAGTTTCTGCACTCTCTCTTGAGAACACAGAGATATCTTGAGGTCTAACAAGAAGCCACCTACTAGTGACATCTATCACACCGTCTTTTAAAAATTGAGAAAGCTCACCTGTATCAGATACAGAGAGCGAAGTTATGTCTTCTACTTGATCTTGAAATGCCATAAATTTTTCCTAAGGTACCCACCCCCTCTAGAAGAGACCCCATATCTCAATAGAGGGGGCAGGTATATTTTAGTTACTTATTAACTAAATGGAGTGGCTAAAGAACCACTTCCATTAGCTACTGATTTTACATACCAGTAACCATCTTTATTTGCCTGAAAGAATACCTCGCTACCAATTAAACCACCAGTAGTTGTACCATTCCAAGTAAATATAAGATCATCAGAGCCGTCAGCTGCAAAGTAAACAGCATTAGCAACAGCATCTGCAGCTTTAGTAGCAATAGTGTTACCTACCAGCAAGTCTCCAGAAGCAGCAGTAACAACAGTAGACGCACCACTATTAGATACTCCTGATATTATCTGAAGCCATAAACCAGCATCACTAGCATCAATAGACGGAAGCCAAAGATCAAGACCATTGGCATGCCCCTGAACTATTGTTCTGTTCATATGAGATTTACCCATAGGAGCTGCTGCTGTACCATACTGAGCATTATCGCCAGCGACTACAACAGTGCTAAACGATTGGCCACTACTTGCATTTAATGCAAAGTCTAGAGCATCGTCAGCCTTATTTTGTCCATATAATGGATTTGCCATGATTTATCTCCTTATGTCCAGATAGCGTGGGTTTCAGGACAACTCCATTCCATCCCCGCTTCTGTTAAGATTTGATCTACTCTACGGTCGACACCAGAGTTCTCTAAAGTTTGAACTCCCACGTAAATCCCAGTATCTCTGTTAATACCATTACCAACTAATGGTCTGTACGCACAATATTTCATATTAATACCCAACATCTTAACTGTAGTTCCATCAAGATGCACATTACGTGCAACATTCATGTCACCATATACAGTTGAGATTGTTGTAATATCAACACCAAATACTTTCTTTTTGCCACTCAATGCAAAGTTAGCATAGCCATTCCCAGCATCAGTACCTATTCCCGGTGAGGGAGTAGTATTTCCTGACTGCGGAACCACACTACCAACATTATTTGCAAAGTATCCAGATAATTTATGCAACCAATTGTAAACTGCTGTCTGACAGAAGAATACAGTTGAGGTAGCATTATTATATCTTGGATCTAACAAAGCCGACATATCGTCAAGAAATGCATCTTGAGATTTAGTTGCTAATGTTAGGCTGAAAGTATTTCCATAACTAGAAATAAAGTTTACTGCACCTTCAGTGGTATTATAAGTAGAACTTTGACTACCAAATAGAAGTGCATTTTCAATATCCCATTTATGCTCAATGAGCTTCTCTTTCCAGATACGTGCCCATTCATTGCCCTCATACTTCAATACAGTAGCACGGTCAGTATTGTTCATAGCTGCAGATGTTTTAAAGATCTGAGTTTGACCATGTCCAGTACTGTATGGCTGATCTTGCCAAGACTCTGGATAACCAGAACCTGCAGCAAAAGCAGTACCAACTACATAACATTTAAAAGGCTCAAGATCTTCAGTAGCCTGGCTTTTAGATGCCAATGTAGCAGCATGACCCAATCCAGCTTCACCATTTCCAATGGTTGAGCTAGTTGTGGTAGCTTGCATGAAGTTACTAGTTGCAGGTGCCTTTATACAGGTTGCATTAACAATAGCCTTATTAACAGTTGCACTATTGGCTGTTGCAGCCTCTGCATATGTATCAAGGTCTACAGAATTAATTTTCCATAATGTATAGTCAGATAATTCTGAACCAAGATTATTGAGAGTGTTTGTTGCACCTACTGGTATCTTTATGATTTGTCCCGGAATGAAGAATTTAGGCTGGGTACCTTTTACTCCTTCAGCAAGGGTTATTGTTTGACCATAAATATTCTGGTTATTACCATTAGCATTATAGTCTGTGAAAAAACTAAAAGAATATACATCCGCAGCTGCAGGATCCGGTGACGCACTTGTCACATCAGTTGCAGGTGACGATATAGCAGAACTGCTATAATCGGATAAATATGCATATCTTTTAGTGTAAGAAGATCGCTTCTCTGTAAACTTAAAAGAAGGATCATCGGTCGGTTTCTTAGAAACCATACTTACGAATCGAAAGAATGGATCCTGAGCCAAAGCCAATTCAGACACTTTATCGCCAAAGTTATACTTTCTGCGAAGAGCACCTGTATTAAGCTGGACTGAGGATTCACCTCTCTCTATGGAACCGTCAGTATAATTACTACCGGTTACATTAAGAACATCCGCCATTTGTCTATCTCCTTAATTAGAATTAAGTTCGGATAGACTACATAAATTTTATATAAGCCTAACCAAACAAGTTGTCAACACCTTCATCAAGGCCCTTTATCGCATCAAACACTTCGTCTGATTCTGATCTTCCTGGGTCTTGATTGTTTGCTCCCGATGCGGAAGTAGGCATGTTTCTGACATTCTTCATTTGGTTTAACATATCCTTCTTTGTAGAATTTGCTACATTCTCATTGTTCTGGTTCCGGTTTAACAAGTAATTAACATCATCTAATGTCATTACATGCTCCTGAGCCTTAGCTTTGAATGTTTCAAAATCTTGATCTGACATCTTATGCTTATCTCTAAATGTCTGCTCTTCAGTTACTCTGGTATTGGCTTGCTGAATTTGTTGAGCCCTTTGCTTTTCAGCTTGGATCATCTGTCCAACTCTTCCTTGTACCATCCTATCTACATGAGCATTCATTAGTTTAGCACTATCAGAATCAGGATCTGTCATTGCTTCTTGCTGGTCGAACATAAAGTCTTCATCAAGACCGAGATGGTCTTGAATTGACTTTTCTGGTTGGCCACCTTTCACCAAATAGTTCCTAACATGATCTACTAATCCACTATCGTTCTTCATCGCTTCCAGAACTGGTACAAAAGGTTCAACCGATTTGTATTGTTCTGACAAGCGGACAGCTTCTCTACTACTATCTTCGTATCTCTTTTTCCAGTCTGTGCTGTCATCTGAAGACTGTTTCACGTTATTGGAGCCATCATCGTGTTGTACGTGGGTTACCTGTTCGGAGCCACTTGTTTGATTTTGGGTTACCTCAGTGTTATCTATTATTCCACCATTAACTTCATTTTCGAGTTGGTTGAAAAAATCCGAGGAGCCTGCATCGGTTTGCTGTGCTTCTGCAGCTTCTAATGAATCTGCTTGCATTCCGATCTCAGGGTTACCTTGTTCTTCTGCCATTATATCTCCTTTTAGAATTGGTCAATGTGCGTAATGTACTATTCTTTGGAATTACTTTCCAAACTATTTTTTACAGACTGTAACATATTGCCTGCTTGCTGCTTCTGAGACTCTACATTATTAGACATTACATTCCGTAATAATTTTTGCTTTCCTTCTGTTTCAATATACTGCTTACCCATCTGAGATTTTACTTCTTCTTTCTTTTTATTAATCTCAACATCGGCCTGCATAACTTTTTGTTTAATGCCAGCTTGTACCAATTGTCTTTCAAGGGTCTCAATCGTGCCGTCCTTATCTTTGACCGCCTCATTAAGCTGTTCAACTTGCCCCGACAACTGTGCATATAATGATTTCCTTTTTACAATATTTTCCTTATTCTTTAGATCAGTTTCAGCAAGTACAGCTATATCATCTATTACACCAAGCTGCATTAGTTGCTTTAATTCTTCTAAGTATGCCCATCTATTGATAGGTAGTGTAGATCCCTGAATAATACGAACATCATACTTAACTGTAGCTATGTCCATTGATTTGCCTATAGCTTCTCCCATATCGTTATAGATAGGAATATTTACTTCCTGATCTCTTCCTTCTTGAATAGCAGAAGGTTGAATCAATCTAAACCGTTTATAGGCTGAATATGTAGATTGTGAGAATTGAAGCACCATAGTTCCTAATTGACGTAAAGCAGGTTCAATAGAGGTACTCATCCATTGCTTTATACGTCTAGTACCATACTCATCTAAAGCCAGCATGCCACGATAAGTTTCTCCTGCTTGAGAACTATCTCCCATCATAGAGCTATATATACCAGCCAAATACTCCATATCACCCTTACCTTCCTGAACTATCTGGAAAAAGGCACTAGCAAGAGGAGCTGGGATTACTGGAGTAGGTCTCTCAACTCCAGGTCTAATTGGAAGTAAAGCTCCTGGACTGGAAGAGTATTTTTCCCATATCTCAGCATCAATAGAGCCTTCTTCATACATCCAACGAAGACTAGAGCCTAATGAAGCATTATGTACCATAATCTGATGTGCTTTATTTATTTCCTGCTGTTTACCAATAAGTGGTGAGACAGCTGATATCGGATATGGAGTTCCGGTCCACTTATAATGAAATGGAACTAATGGATACTCTTTAATAGTATCAGGTAGAACTTGCTCATATAAAAGCTTATCACCTGCTAGACAAGTCTGCTTTACACGAGTAGAGTAGAACTGTACCTGATCCACTACATTCTTAGCTATTTGAGGATCCTTCATTAAGATGTTAAATTCTTTTTCAGTAACAACTTTATTTTCAATCTTAGATGCTTCTGCTTGAAGCTGACTCATAATTTCCTGCTCAGCTACCTGTAGTTGCTGTACCATCATCTCCTGAGCTTTCTGCATTTCAAGTTCATATCTCTCTGGGAGCATTTCACCAGCTTGGACTGCCTCCTCCATTTGTCGTTGTTGCTCTAATAGCTGTACTTCCATTTCAGACTGCATTTCTTTCATCTGTACATTAGCCTGCTGCTTTATAATCTTTAACTGCTCTTCATCGGGTGGGATACGATAGAATAAATTCATATAAGAAACCTTAATCTTCTCATACATTTCAAAGAATTCAACTAATTGATCTTGCTCTCCCTTGGCAGTTATTGCTATATCTGAATCTACATCATCATTGTATGTAAATAATTTCTGTTCTTGATCTAAGGATCTTACTGAATACGTAGCTTGAGACTGATCATCACTAGTTGAATTAGCAATTTTACGTTTCTGATCAGGAAATATCTTCATTAGGTGATTCTTAGGTAATACCTTGCGAATCATAACAAAGGCTGCATCACGGAAAAGCATATCTCTTGACTTAGGATCTATAAATATATCAAAAGGTTCTGGTTGCTGTATAACTACTTCACCCATGCCATTATCAGCATCTTTATCTATAGT